AGATAATTGTTTGTCTCTTGAAGACCAGAAATAGTGATTTTCACGCTCATTGGTTGTCAGACAGACTTCCAGTTAATCTACGGATATATTGTTTTGTATATACTGGTGTAGATGCAATTGGCCAGTCTACTCCTCCTTGGATTGTAGAATATAAATCTCCCGCTGGTGATCCAACCATCACATCTACGGTGAAGGTGCTCCCATTGAACGCAATAGAGCCATTTACGTAGAGTCTTGTGTCTGCAGTAGATAATTTCCCTTGATTGACTAAAACGGCCTCTGTTGAGCCTTCTGGGGCAGTTACTGGTTGGACTATCCCACTCACCCATCTATCGTCTCCGCCATAATTTCCACTATCTGTTATTCCACTTCCTGCTGCACCACCGATTGTTTCGGCGAGGTATGTGCCTATTGGGTTTGCGGGTCCAGAGGCTTGCTTCCAAAGTGGGTCTGATAATACGTTTGCTGGAGCTGTGGCGATAAGATAAGCACTTCTAGGGGCTCCGGCATATCTTGCTACCCAAGTAACAGATCCACCACTAAGATAATAAGTCGGCTGTCCCATTTGTGTGGCATCTGTTAATAAGTATGTACCATTAATGTCCGGGACAGAGTCTCCACTAACTACAAATGATTGTAAAGATGATCCTGTAACTCCTGCCTGGGTGAGAGTAACCTCGTCATCCCACACAGACCCAACTGTTTGAGTAAAATATCTTATTCTAATAGAGTCACTCGCATCTCCAAGGAGCTTAGTAAACCCGTCGCTTAATACTTCCTGTGAGGTCATCTAACTTAGGCTTCTTGCGAAGCGTATGCCCCTCCCAATTGATTTCATTGACTGAATTGCCATTCCTCGAAATTGTTGGGGAGCGTCTTTGCTCATAGAACTAATTGCCTTCAAAGCATCTGCTTCTGAGGATCCGTCTGAATCCTTCACCTCTAATTCACCAAGCCTTACCTCTTGAGAGGTTGAGTTCCCTCCTCCGACGACTGCTGTTCCGGATGAACTAACTGTTGCGGCCCACATAAATGCTGAATCTAATGCAGCTGCTGTGGACAAATTCTTTATAGCGCTTTGATATTCTTCGTCTATAGAATTAGCTCCAATAGTGTTGCCAGTAAAATTCTGAACATCTATTCGCGCGCAGTCTACTGTTTCTACTAGGTTTCCACTTACTCCATTAGGTAGAACAAAGTTCTCTGCTATATGGGTTGCGATGCTTCCAGTTGTATCAAGTGTCATTTTATGCTCCTGAGATCATTATTATTGCCCCAGCCGAATTGCATAATACTGGTGTCGGTGTTCCTGTTCCTGAAGCTGACGCGTATAAAATCACGCCTACTCCGGAAAGTGACCCAGTGTCTAGGGATGTGAACTTGTCGTACTCTCTGTCTCGTAATCCATCGGATATTGTGTATGCCATGCTTGTTGATTTTGTATTTTACTTGTCGGTGAGTCAGCCCACACGACAATTAAAAAACACTAAGAAACCGATCCGAGATGGATCCATTCACTTCCGCCTTGCGCTTCGCACATATAATATTCATTGTTCACAACATCTAAAGTTATATCACTTCCGACATGTCCTGTCATGATATTATCTGGACTTCCTCGATGCAACATTATCCCAGCTTCAGCTAAACCTGAAGTTCCTACTCCGTATCCCATTCCATCGCTTAAGCCCGTAAGGCTTCCATTCTGTGTTACCATGTGTCTTTCTCCTATTTAGTTTGTCATTTGAGGGATGACTCCCGAACTGAAAAAAAATAAAAATAAAAAGTTTGTTTTTAAGCTGTTGTTACCTTGGAAACTGCCTTGGACCTAAGTATTGCAACATCTATTCTCTGTGTCAAAACTGCACCTTCCATATCATACGTTGGCATAGTTAAATTCTCAACGGATAAATCTCTTGCTATGGCTATGCCATAAGTTTGAGTCCTGTCGAAAATGTAAGCATACTTCTTGTATGTACCTGGAGTTGGTGACGCTTTGTCAGAAAAGATTGCAACGCTCAAACCGAAAATTGTTCCTTTAAAGCCCCTGCTCAACATATCTGTGTCTCCTGCTTTGTCTGCTTCTACAAATGTATCAATATTCCTTAAATCTCTCAATACTTCGTAACCACAAACCATATCTGTTGGAGTGTAATCCTCAGACTCCACGTTCTCCATTGCTTCCGTTAGGTTAGCAATAGTAAATTGAGCTCCACCAGCAACTGTCGAATTAGCCTCGTCGAGAACTGTTAAAACAAGCTTCTGCTCGTTTTCAGCAAATCTCTTTCCTGCTGTTCGAATGTTACGTTGTAATAGCTCAAATTGTGAATCCTCGATCATCTCTCTAGTGATTCTGATTGCTACACCATACTTCTTAGGTGTGTATGTAACTGTTTCAAAATCAATGTTGTCTAGTGGTACTTCTGCGCCTTCGCCTACTAATCTTACAGTCATTGTGTCTGGCTCTTCCAGGTTCACAGTAAATGAAGACCCTTGTATTTGTGATGGGCCCCAAACTTGTGCTGCCATTTCTCGAGGGATTAGATTTTTATCTACAGCCTCAAGCAATGTCGGCATAATCAACTTAGGAATCAATAAAGTTCCTTCAGTACCGTCAGCTGTGCTGATGTACTCATTCATTTTAGTGTATTGTGCCATTTTATGCGTTCAAAGCGACAAGTGCGTAGTTCGCTGTTCCACTTGCGGATGTTGTTAGTGCTCGACCAACAATTGTTTGGTTGATTAATGCTGTTCCTGATACATTACCATGCCAATTCAAAACTCCGCCAGATGCGTTGTGACCAACTAATGCTCCACCGGATACGATACCTCCAGCGTTCATTAAATAAGCTCCTCGTCTTGCAATGCTAACTACCTCATCAGATCCTGCATTATTAAGTGCAAGTCCATTGAATAGTGTTTCATTCTGAGCGCCTACTACTTTCAAATCTCCAGTTAAAAAACTAGAAATTTGTGATCCAACATCTCCTGTTGCTCCTGAGGTGTTAACTAAAACCCCTCCTGAGATTGTCTCAAGTGCTTTAGCAGAGAAAATTCTCGGTGTTTCTCCATCCAATACAACTACTGCTCCTAGTATGTTTGCGCTTTGTGATGCACTTACCATTTTAAGCTGTTAATCGTTTTGAGTAATCCTTTCGAACTACTGTGAAGGCATTCCGACTTTCGACTAATTTATAGTCTCCTTTCTCTTGAACTTCTTCGGTTTCTTCCTCTTCAGTTTCTTCCTCTTCAGCGTCTTTTTCAGGTTTTACTTCTGCGACTTCTTCCTTAACTTCTTCCTTTGGAACTTCGTCAGCGTCAGCTTCTTCCATCTTTTTCAGCCTCTTGTCCATGCTTGTTAGCATCGACAGAACCTTTTCAGATACATCTTCTTTCTCTTCTTTTTCCTCAGACTTCTCTTCTTTTGGTTCTTCAGGTTTAGTAACTTCTTCAGTTTCTACCTTTGGTTGTTCTTCTTCTGCCATTTCTACTACGTTATCAGACCCCCTTTCATCTGTGTGTGTTTCATCAACCTGTGTTGAATGTGATTTGTGACCGCTCCATGCGTTGTTAAGGGCCACGTTGAATGTAGCGAGTGGGGCTGCTGGTACTGCGACCAAACTTAGTTCTTGAAAAATAATATTATGCGGTATAATGTCCCCGTCTGTGGTTTCTTCGATGTCTGCAGGATTAACAAGGGCTCCAACACTAACCGAATCAATCAAGCCGTCCTTGATCATCTCTTTCATCTTCTGGTTTTTTACTATAGCCTTAAACAGGATGCTCTTTAGTGCTTCGTCAAAGTATGCGCCCTTAACTCTTCCTACAATAGAGTGTACAGAATTATCGTGATCTACTAACAAAGGTACTCCAACTAATGTGCTCGCGGATTTGCTTAATTCTTCAGAAATAAATTTGTGACCATTAGATGTTGTAGTCTCATTAATTGCTATGCCATGAATTGTAAAGTCGCCATCCACCTCTGCGCTCTCTGTAATGGGAACATAATATTCCAACATCAAGCCCTTATCGTTTGCCATCGTATAAATAGACTATTTATTTTACTTATAAATATTGATTTGGATGATATATATTTAAGAAATTCGGAATCTTATCTCTACTGGGGTGTCTTCTGGGCCTGTGATGATGATTTCCATACGTTCATTGATTAAAAACTTATCAAATGAGAAGGGATGCATGAGATTTCTCTCTGGTGCAATCTGGTGGGCTCGAGGGGCATAATACGTAACTTCTTTATGTTGACGCTCGTGTAAAACCAAATAACCTAGCTCACTCTTGATAACAATTCCAATCTCTTGTGGGGCTCTGACAATGATTCCTTCTAGGTGCCCCACGAACTTTGTCGTCGTGTAAAACGCTTGTCCATTCTTAATCTCTAAATTTATTACTTTCTCTTCGGACTTTTTTAAGATCTTCACGGTGTATCCTCCTTTTTATTCTTCTACGTCTAGTAGTCTGTGATCTCTGTCCTACCTCGTTGAGTGCTGGAAGTTTTTCTCCCTGTACTCCGGGGTCTTGACCTTCTAGTAAGTTTGATACTCCGGCAAACTGTTGCTGTGCCCTAGAGCTGACTGTTGCGTCTGAACCAGTATAGTCTTCCCATGGTCCAATCAATGGTACAGTCTCATTTGCAATTGCAGAGTCACCATCTACGTCGTATTGTAAATCGCCAGTATGTTTGCAGTAAAGAACTCTCTGTCTTGTTTGTGGATCGATCCAAATCATTTCAAAATGGCCACCACCAAACCTACACATAAACTGCTTAATAATGCAATTACGGTTGTTGCCCACATAGGCAACCTACTTGATTGGTGGTTGAATAGATCTGTCATCTTAGTTTCTAGTCGTTCCTGGAAGATGTCAAACCTTTTTTCTATCCGATGGATGCATTCGTTTAAATTTATCACTTTTGTCTCTAGCACCCTCCCAAATGCGCACTCTTTCATTCTTTCAGTACCAGAGATTTAGTTTGATTTGTAATATTCTCTTGCATCTTAATTAGGCATGCGCTGCATATCCAGAGATCATTAATAAATGCAATTGCTTTGTTTTCACACTTTTCAAAGTTAAAACACTTCGGTCGGTTCTCTTCGGTGATTTGGTACATCTAATCCACCAACCCGACAATTGTGCTTCTACAGTTAGCATGCATTGGCGGCATATTTACTCCTGGTTGTCCGTCCAGTACGTTGAATACTTGTCCATTAAGACTCTCGCATATAGCGGAAGTTCTGTCATCGAGGGCGGCCAAGTATCTATATTGTTTAACATCATTTTCTACGTATAAATCCTTCAGTCCAGCGTTAGCTAGTCTGACTGTTTCTGTTCTAGCAATTACTAGGGGTCTCTTGTCTGAACTCAATGTAACCCTTGTGTCACCGTCGACGGTCTTGGTTCTATCGTGTAAGTCTAAGGACCGCTCTATGTCTCGCTCGATGTCTCGGATGGTTTTGTTCTTCTTGAATCCGTTTCTTAGGATAACTCTTAATTTCTCAATCTCTCTGGCTGGCAATAATCCTTCTGCTAACTGTAATGAATCTGTAGCAGCCAACTCCTCAAACTGATAGCTCTTTAATCTTTGGAGGATCTTAATCAGGTAGTCTGTGTATTGGAATCCAGCTATTTCGGTAATGTTAACATATTGTGCTAGAGTCATGTCCCTTGCTTGGGCCTCTGTGATCTCACACTTACAATCTTCTTTGCAGACGTGCTTTGCTTTTGCTTGGACTTTTACTTCAGCCTTTTGGTTAGCTGTAGGTTTAGCGCCAGGCACTTCAGGCTGTTGGATCTCTTCCTCTTCCTCTTGTCTGATTTTATCTTCTTCTGCTTGGGTTTGAGCTTCTTTGGGGCTAGCCATTATCTTGGCTGCTTCTTCGTAGCCTAGAATATTTGCAATGTCAAGTTCTGCTGCTGCCTTTAACTCTGGGCTCAAGAATGGATTCTTAATCATTTCAGTTAGCCTCATTACTTTCTCGTTCTTGTCTTTGTCTGATGGAAGCTCCCAAATGAATTTAGGTATAAAGTCTAATTTATTGTTTCTTAGTAATGGTCTGATAATCTTTTCCTCTACTGTTGTTTCTACTACTAATCTGATCGAGTTTACGAACTTCTGGAAAGTCTGTGATTGAGCCTCTGCTAATCCTTCAGGTACATTTGCCTTACCTAATAAAACTAATGGGATTCCCATGCCAAATGCAATCTGTTCAATGTCGTGGTTAGCAGCGTCTTCTAGGTTCTTGCCAATATCACCAAAGTCAATCACCTTCATCTCTACATTAGCGTCGGACACCCACTCTGTCTGGTTGTTCATGTATTGTAATTTTGTCTTAAAGTCTTCGATTGCCTTTGCGTTAACAGCCTCTCCGGGTACGCCTACTTTTACGTGGATCGGTGCTCCAGCTTTTCTAGTTAATAATTCGTGTTTGTCAATCTCTGAGGAGGTGTAATATTCTAATGCAACCATCACCGGAGAAACATAACCTAATCCATATGCTTCGTTTGGAATCTTATTTAAAAGTAAATGCGCCATCTCGTCTGGGGCGAAAGGGACTACTTCGTCTGCTTTCTTAGCGACGGTGAAATTCTTGAGGTTTCCGACAAATTGATTATAACCCAAAACTTTTCCTTTCTTGTTTCTACGGACGTACATGTTGTTAGCGTTCATCACCCTAACTAAAGAATTATCTAAGTCTAGTTCTAGGAATCCATTACCCTTTGAAACTCCTTCAGCAATCCAGGACCTCATTACTGTCATGAAGTTTGCTTGGTGGATAAAATCATCAATAAGGGCCTGAGCGTTTTGGTCGTCTACTTCGATGGTAAAATCACCCATGATGCTGTCTGTGAGCTTATTAACTGCGCCGTTCAATAGGCCGATCTTTTTGCCAGCTTTCTCTATTTGCTCGAAATTAAAAGGATGTTTTGCGCCTAGCCCCTTTGGGAACTTAAGCGGGATGTCTTGTGTTTGACCCTTGAATGCTTCAGATAAAGATTTCTGGTAGGCTTCACTAGCATAATATCTTGCCTCGTCTGCCTTGTCCACAGCCAAATACCCTTGAATCTTCATGTAAGTGATACTGGGATTTCATTTATAAAATATGGTTTAACAAATATATATATGATTTCTTAAGCAAGATATGGGGCGTACTCGTGACTCAATTCTCCTAACATTCTCATCATCATAGCGTCGGCAAAGTCGGGGCTTCTCCCTAGGTCCTCTTTGATCTTCTCCTTGTCGATGATTCGGAGAGTGGTGTCCTTATCGATGTCTTTGACCTTGATCTGCTCTAGATCCTCAATAAGGAGGTTCTTGAAGTTGATTGGGATGTCCTCGTAGATGCTTAGTTTTGCTTGGGAGATGTATTCTGCTAACGTGAAGTAACATTGAGCCTTGAGGTTAGCGTAGTTGTGTTGTTTGAGTCTAGGGCTCGTTGTTTCATAGGGTCTGGAGTTGTTCACGAATCCTTTGATTTGAGGGCACTTGACCTTCAGTTCATCTACTACTCCACCGCCTACACCGTCTTCGTCTATCACCACTTGGCTGAATGGAATCTGATAAAATAAACACGTATCTTCTATTTTCTTTCTGACTTCTACGGTTGAGGATTTGTCCATGGTCCAGATGGCTGCGAGATGTAATCCCTTCCAGTACATAAAGACCGACTTATCCTTTCCGAATCTAGCCACGTCCACAGTTAACCATCTTTTTGCTTGCTGGTGTTCTTCTACGTACAACCCAAACATGTCTAGAATCTTATCGTATTCGAACAGCCTGCTTGGATCATCATCATACTCCCAGTTGCCAAACAATAGTCTCTCTTTGCTGACTTTGTCTAGTTTCTGGAGGTTTTGTTCGTAATAGTCAGAAATGTAAGGATTGTCGCCCACTAATGCCGGTACAAATTTCCTGTAGCTCGGTAGTTCTCCGATAGAATAAGGTTTGTAATATTCCCTGTAGGCGAAGTTCTTACTTGGATTACTGGCCATCAACATCTTAGGGATTAGGTCAAACTCATCTAGTTTGAATCTAAGTCTGCTCATTACGATATTCTTAGCTTTCTCGGTTATCTGGCTCACTTCATCCATAAAGGCGAAGGTGTACTCTGTGCTACCCAGAGAATCGAACTCAGGGTCACTAGGGTACAGAAAAAGGTCTTTGAGGTATATCTCACTGCCATTTGTAAAAGAGATCACACCAGCCATGGAATTGTATCTGTAGTCAATATCCTTTTTTAAGCCCCATTCCTTACAAACCATGAAAAATGACAATAAAGTAGATTCTTTTAGGGATTTCAATACTGCTCTGCCCATCAGTCCTCTCACTCCAGGATAGCGCAAACACATGTAAACAGACCACACACAGCCCAGATAAGACTTTCCTCCTCCAGCGCCTCCGCCATAAAATAACTCAGTCGTCTCACTATCTAATAAATATTTAAATGCCTCTTGCTGTCTTTTACTCGGCTTCCATCGGATTTCTTTCATGTAATTTAGCCTCAGTATCACTTTGTCCGTTAATGTCCGTTAAATGTCCGTTATTCTTGATAGTATCAGTTTGCGACTTCTTAACTCTGGTTATGTATTCCCTACAAAAATCTACTTCAAATTCTTCAACCTTTTCTTTCCTTAAATGTCTAATAAACTTAGACTTAGCAGTCATTTTTGTATCCCCAAACACTTTTCCGCATCTACAAGTAATCCAATCATTAGCACATTGATTCAACATATGTTTTTTATTCATTTATTTTTCTCCTGCTCATCCGGAGCCTCAATTATAAGTTTAAATCCTTCACCTTTGTGCTCAATGGATTGTTCGGACTTCTCGATGTAGCCTCTGTCTTTATTTCTGCACTTGTTGAA